GATCTTGGAAAATCTGAATATGTTCATGACATTAAGAAGATGCTTGAAAGAATGAAAGAAAGAAGAGGAGAATAAATCTTGTCATATCCAGAACATCCAAACACAGTAATAATTCAGAATGAATTTTATCCTGGAGGATTGACTGAATTACAAGTATGGAAACATTATCAGAAATTTAAAGATAAAATAATTTCTGAGATAGATAAAACTGCTGTATCTTTATGGGTATTTATAGATATAAATAAATCTATAATAAAAAGAAAGGTATTAAATAGTCCATTCACTATAACAAAAGATAATTATGATAAAGTTATGACTGGTAGAGTTGTATCTATTTCATCTGAATTGAATACCACTACAAATAAAATAATAATAGATATTGATCCTGGTCAAGGTGTAAATGAATTTCAGATAAAAGAGTGCGTGAGAGACATTCTGGATTCGACAATTTCAAATTTATCACAAGTTGTTCAGAAACGTATAATTTCTACTGCCAATGGTTATCATATCTATTTAATATTAAATAAACGAATGAATATTAATTCCATTAGAATGATGACTACAAAATTGTTAACTACAGATTTTAAGGATACATATTTGATAAATACTAAAAACCCACAATCTAATGAAATAAATCTTGATCTAACTCCTATTGTTCAAAGAGGGTTACATCAAACTCCATATGCATTATGCAGAAACGGATTAATGGCAATGGATGTTACAAATTATCTTTCAAGTTTTAATAGAAGGAGTGCTATAATAAAATGAGATTCGTAAGTAAATATTTATTAGAACAAGAAGAAGAGAGGCTATCTAATAGAGAAGAGATGGCTGAAGAAAGAACAAAAATAGAGAAAGAGAGATCTGAAAAAAATATAGAAAAAGAAAGAGAAAAAATAGAAAGAGAAGAAGATAAATTAATTAAAGAGAAAGAAAGAATAGAGTTTGAACGAGATAGATTGAAGAGTAAAGAACAGGAAATTAGAAAATGAGTTATAATTATATTCCAGAATTAGATTTCTATTTTAGAAGTTATTGGGCTTCTAGAGGAGAGATTACTATTGATAATGTTAATATACCTGTAATCGATACAGATAATCAGGATCTACCATCTGGATCATTTCTTCAACTTTTATTTTCTCAAATCTTTGATTCTACATCATATACATATTTTTTTGTAGAAACAGAAATATCTGATTTATCAAAAACATTAAGAGAAAGAATAAAGGTAAGCGGATCGACAATAAAAGTATATCTATCTACAGATTCTACAGATGAAGAAAATATTTTCTCATTAGAAGAAGATGATTTTTCGTTATTATCCAAACTTTTAGATTATAGACTTGGTAAGACTACAAGTTTAACAGGAATCGATTATAGTTCTCTAGGTACTACCTTGTCTAAGTTAATATATACATATTTAGATTTGGTATTGAATAATAATTATTCAAGGTTCAATAATAATATTGTAATTAGTAATTCTAATAATTCCCTTGAAAATTTATTTGAATTATATGTTGTCAATGAAGCCCATAAAATTATAAAAAATTGGACTACTATATTGGATGCAAATATATTGGAATTAAGACTTGTTCATGAGGTTAAGTTAATTACTAGTACTATTGAAAGTGCAAAAGAAGTTCCTCTTAGTGAAATAGTATATAGTTATAACTTAGATATATATCATAATGGTGTAATATTAGAACCAGATACTGACTATTCATTAACTATAGATACAACCACCGGTGATTCTACAGCGGTAGTTACATGGATAACATGGGAAGAACAAGGAACTAATATAGTTGAAGATGATATATTGGTTATTGAATATTATACAAAAGTAGATCAAGATGATGTGGATACAAATGCTTTTGTAGATGGCGTTCAATTTCAAGGGGGAGGTTAAAGATGGCTTTTAATACAGATAATATATATCTAGATGCATTTCTTGATCTTATGCAATGGCTTAAAGATATTGAAGAAGATGAAGATGCTCAATTAGATCAATGGTTGAATAGAACTCCTTCATTAGATTATAAATATAAACAAATAGGATATTCAGAGAAACAAAAAATAATAGATCTATTTGAAACTATTATAGATCAACCAGCATTTATGACTAATGATCATAAACGCTTCAGAAAACTATTAATAGATTGGTATTCTACACATAGGGCAACAGTAACACATACTAGACAGAGTTTAGATCCTCATTCTATGGCATCTGAAGCATTAAATGAGATGATTAAATGTTTTGGGTTTCCATATCCACATAAAATAGTAACTAGTAATTTAAAAGCTCAATTCATTTTAGATATAATAGAATTATATAAGAAAAAAGGTACTCCAAGAGTATTGGTAAAAGCATTACAAACTTATTTTGGTTTGAATAATGTTGTTTTAAGTGAATGGTGGATACATCATAATGGTATAAATGATACTTTTTATGCAAAGGCTCATCCAATAATACCTAGATCATTTAGAACTGATCCAAGATTAACACAAGAATTATCTTATGATGTATTTATAAGAAATAAACCATTATGGCATTTGACAGAAGATAAATTAAGAGATCTATATGATGAGTGCGTAATAACATTACCGTCTATTACAACATATATTTCTATGAATGGTACTCTTAATGTTATGGATATCAATATAGCATTAACTATTTTAAATAGAAAAATTCAAGAATCCTATGAATTCTGGTTAGCTACAGGAACCCTAAATAAAAATGTATATCTATCTAAATTAAGCAGTGTATGTTCTTTGTTAAGTTTAGTGTTAGCAATCACATATCTATTCAATAGTCAATATTCATCTACAGATACTAATTATTTATTTTATAATGGATTTTATGCTCCATTGGATGTTATAGATGTAGATGGAAATAGAGATGATAGGGACGATGTTGATTATGGATTTATTTTAGATGAATATAAATCATTAACAATTAGACCAACTACAAAAGTTCAGAGAGAACTCTTATTAGAACAACGATATGATAGATTTACCGAAGTAGGTTCTACTCAATCAGTAACAACTGCTCTAGGTGATGCTGCTACTTATTTAGAATTAATACAGCCAGAATTTAAAGAAGAAATAGATAATCAACTCTTAAAAGGCGACACAGATTCTATAATATCTTCATTATTAGAGGATCTAGATTTTCATATGATAAATAATATGGAAATTATAGGATTTCCAATTAGTTATTTGATAATAGGTGCTCCAATTGAAGAATATTTAAAAGATGTAATAGACTTTTTTAAACCATATCATACACAACTTAGAGATTTTACAAATATATTATCATTTGATGATCCCCTAGGAGATTCTCAACTAGAAGCAGATAAAACTGACCCACAGATTATATATCAATGGCATGTTGAAGAAGGAAATTGGGCAGATGAGATATTTGACCAAGGGCTTGTAAAGGATGATAATATTTATACTATATCTCACGATATAACATATTGTTGTGATTCTACAGGGGAACAAATATTTACAAATATAGAATTTGATGAAATAGGTGAGGTGGATTTGGTAACAAACCCAGATGGAATCTCTAACGTATTTGAAATAATAATAAAGGTAGATGGTATTACAACATCTTATAACGATTTGCCAGAAGTAATAATTTGGAAAACACTTTAAAAAGGGGAAATTAAAATGGAAATAATTTATAAGAATATAAAAGAAGAAATACTGGATATAGAAGACGAATTTTCTATAGGAAATAAAAAGAGACCAAAAGGAAGAGTAATCATAAGAGGAAGAAATCCTGGAGGTGAATATAAAATACTAGAAGATACAAATAATCTTGTTGTTTATCGAGGTAGACATTGGTTAATGCAAAGAGCATTTTATTCTGCTGTTGGATCTCGTAATTGGAAAAGTTATTATATTAATCATTTTGCAGTTGGATCTGGAGGAGCATTAGAAGCTAGTCCATTAAGTCCTATATCTCCAGCATTGACAAATTATCAGCTTGGAACTCATGGGGTAATAGATAATGGAACTTTTGATACTATAAGTGGAAATGAATATTTTAGATTTGATTCTGGATATCCAATATTTTTACAAGATGAAGATATTACAGATTATACTGGGGATGGGTGTACACATACAGACCCCTTAAGTGTGACAGGTAATTGTGATAGAGAATTAATAGCTAAAGTACAAGTATCCATAGCTTCTGATCAATGTAATGACTCTGATAATCTATCCAATCCTGGATTGCCTGGAGATCCTTATCAGGATTTATCTGAAGCAGGTCTTTTTGTGACTGACAGTCCAACATCTCCTACAGTTGCAAAACTTTTTGCTAGGGTATCATTTTCAACAATAAGAAAAGATTTACATAGAGAATTAGTATTTTCTTGGTTTATTTATTTCTAATATTTTTTAAAAAAAGAATAGGGGAAGTTATAGTAACCTCCCCTATTATTTTAATATATTAACTTTCCACTTCCAAATCTTAAGTCTAAATAATTTTTTAGACATGTGGTTTTTATTTTATCAATATCATTAATAGTTTTATAATTTAATATAAACCCTTTTATGTATCTAAAATCATTCATTTTATCTATGAATAATTCTGGGTTAGCTATATAGGTTTCTCTTTCTCCAGATAATTTTTTTATTAATTTATTATATGGTAATAACAACCTTTTAAGATTAACCTTATTAAAAATATTCTTAGCTTCTGGTTTTTTACAATATTTTAGTTCAACAATTATATCGATAATGTCACTATCATCGGCGATATATATGTCTGTAAGATCTGTTCTTTCTAATTTTTCTATAATATGTCTTGGAGAAATATGTATTGAAAATTTATCACTTAATCCATACAGAATATTTATAATTCTATTGGTTCTTTCCTCTTTTATATCTTCTAATAATGCTAATGCGTCTTTTGATGGATTAAACACTACTAATATTATACCTTCTATAGATCTAAACATAATAGAAGGTATAATTTTTATTCCAAGCCTTAGACCAAAATCTTCAATTAGAAATATTTCATATAGATCATAATCTTCCTTAGAAAAAGAAATTACTACATTATAAAATTTTTTACTTAAATATTCTGCATATAATTTTGCAGAATAGATATTTTTTGGAATACAAAAATAATCTTCCATGGCAAACCTCCTAATAAATTGTTGTTTTTAAATATCTTTTTATATAAAATCATATTTTATAAGTTTAGGACAAACTTTAAAGAAGGACTAAACTATTATTTAGATTTAATATATATAATAGTAGGCTTTAAATTTTTATGAATATTTAAAAATGGAGGTAATAAATATGGCCAACGTAGCTCCTGGTGTATATACAACAATTATTGATTTATCAGAATATGTGGCAGGAACCCCATCTACTATAGGGTTTTTACCAATTATATGTGAGCAAGGGGAAGATAATAAATTAATATCTACAAATGCTAGAGATTTTTTTATTGATTTTGGAGAACCTAATATTAACTATGCTGGAAAAACTTATGGACAAGGCCCGTACATAGCATCTTCTTTTCTTAAAGAGAGCGATTCTTTATATATAATAAGATGTTTACCAAGTGATGCAGATTATAGTAATTTAGTATTATATGCTGAATCAACAAGTTTATTAGGATTAGATGGAACCTCGGATGTATCTTCAGCTAGTGTTAGTAGTGTAAATACTACTGGAGAAATAGATACTATTGTAGGAACAGATTCAACTGCGTGTGTTATGTTTTATGGAATAGGTAGAGGCGATTATTACGATAGTTATCAAATAGATATTAGTAAGCATACAAATCCACAATTATCAGATCCTGCAACAATGGGATCTTATGATATTGTATATGTTTTAGATATATATAAAAGACAAAATGAAGATGATGAAGAAGGGCAACCACAATATGAAATTATAGAATCATATGAGGTGTCGTTCAATCCAAGCAGGTTAGATTCTGCAGGTGAAAATATGTTTATATACAATGTCTTAAATAAATATTGTAGATTTATAAAATGTGCGGTTAACGAATTAAACTGTACAAGAGCAATTGCTAATCAAGCAGACTTTTCACAACCATTTGTTAATGGAGCTATTAATCTTGATGGAGGAAGTACAGGAACATTATTTGACTCTAATGGTATAGATAGTGACATAGCAGATCAAATTCTTAGCAGGGCATATCAAGGAATTTTGCCAAAAACAACAACTGGACAATATGTAGATGAAGTATTAGATACAGATTTATATTATTTTACAATTGTATTAGATGGTGGATATCCTACAGATATTAAAACAGCTATAAACACTCTAGTAAGAACCAGAAAAGATTGTCTTGCAATTATAGACAATGGAGATAATGCAACTACAGCTGCTGCTATCTCTGCTAGGGATAATGATCATACTTTTAATACAAGATATATGGCTTTATACGAACCTTATAGTAAAATAGATGATGTTTATACAGGTAAAGATATTTGGATATCCCCTGTTTATCATATGGCTAATATAATTCCTTATACTGATAATGTATCTGAAGTATGGAATGCAATTGCTGGTGTTAATAGGGCAACTATAGCCACTATAAAAGAATTACGATTTAGCCCTAGATTGGGAGATAGAAATTCATTTTATTTAAAACAGATTAATCCAATAGTTAAATTTTCTATAGGAAATATTGTATATTCTCAGCTTACAACACAAAAAAGACCAACAGCTCTTCAAGATATAAATATTGTGAGACTAGTTCTTTATGTAAAACGTGCATTAGAACAATTCTGTAATTTTTATATATTTGAGTATAATGATAGTGAAACATGGAGCAAGATATCAAATGAGATAAATTCCTTCTTGAAAATCATACAGGCAAAAAGAGGATTATATAGTTATAGTGTAGATGTTGGTGCTAATGAATATGAGCTAAAAGCTAAACAGATTCATGTCAATGTAAAACTAAATCCAACAAGAGTTATAGAACAAATATATTTAAACTTCTTTATAGTATAATAATAGATCATCTAGTAACACAGCCCCTCACAGATGATCTTTTTGGGCCAAGCAGCTTATATGTTGCTTGGCCTTTTTTATAGTCCACATAGTATTATTATAATTTATCTTTAATATAGATAAAAGATAGGACAAAATAATAAAAGGGAGGAAAACATATGGGAGCAACAAATGCATTCGCAGCTTTGAAAGAAAATAGGTTCTCTAGAAAATGGGGAGGAAATACTGCTGGAAGTACGGTAGATCCATATATATCAGGTTACTTCTTCACTCATTGGGCAGCTATTCCAACAGACTTACAGACATATACACAAATAGCTACAGAATCCGGAATTTCTGATAATGATACAATTAAACAAGTATTACATGCAGCATGTCTTGCAGTAACTATTCCTGGTGGGACAGTTAATAAGGCAGAATTTACGGGACTTGGTGGAATAAAATGGGGAGTTCCAACTAATGTTGAACATGATAATACAATAACTTTAAAATTCTTAGAATTTTCGACTCTTCCTATATTAGCAATTATGCATGGGTGGGTTAGATTAATAAGGGATTATAGAACTGGTGTAACTCCTTTAGTAGGAGCAGATGCTTATACTAAAAGTAAATATGCTGGAACAATGTATTATTGGACTACAAAACCAGATGGGTATACAGTAGAATATGGAGCATGTTTAACAGGAGTTTTTCCATTAAAGGATCCAACAGATCAATATGGTGGAGATCTTGCCACTATTGATAAGTTAGAAATGGATATAGATTTTCATGTTGACTATGTATGGCATGAGGATTGGGTCATGGAACAATGCGCTAAATACTCAGCTCTTGCATATTCTAATAAGGCAGCAACTGTCGAGCAATATGGTGTCAATGGTGCAAAATAACTAGGTTTATTTTTTAGAAGAGACAGGAAAATTTCTTGTCTCTTCTTTTTAATATGTAGGACAAACTATAAATAATTTTAAGGGGTAATGATAATTTTAATAAGAGGGGAATTAAATGATAGGATCTAGACGTTTAAAGTATGAATATCCTCATTTTACAGTAATATGTCCACAAACAGGGAATTCATTTGATGTAAGAACATTAAATGTACAGGAAGTAAATCAATTAAAAGGATCTATGATGGTACAAACAAAAACCCCATCATTGATCAATAAAATAATTTGGAATGCTATAGAAAATAATCCAGATGAAATAAAGGATTTAGAAACATTTAAAAAAATGATAACTCTGAGAGATAGAGAATCTATACTGTACGGTATATACTGTTCAACATTTGGAGATGAAGAAGAGTTCAAGGTTACATGTAGAAACTGTGAACACGAAGAACCTATAAAGGTATCGATGGAAAAATTATTTTCTATGAATGCATATCCTGGAAGTGAAAGTTTAAAAAATTCTTATAAGATAGCAAAAGTATCTGAAGATACAGAATATGATCCTGAAATAGAAATAGCTATTAGAAACACAACTCCTCCAAACGGGATGCCAAAAGAAATTGCTAAATTTGATTATGATATAGACACTCCAGACGACGATGATGGTATAATTGTTGGAGATAAAAATATAAAATATGTTGATGATGAACCAGACATAAAACCTCAAATAATAAATAAACAAGAAGAAGTCCATATTTCTAGATATGAATCTATATTAGACAAAAGGGTTGATGTTATTCTTCCTGTATCAAAAGTACATGCAATATTAAAACAACCTACTCTGTTGGATGAAGAAAAAGCATTGAGTTCCATAGTATTTGCTAAAAAGAATCAAACAGATATGATAAATGAAATAATGGTTATAGAAAGATTTGAACAATATAATGTAGGTGATAAAATTCCTTCTGTAATTATAACAGAGAGAGAAGATATTTTATATGAGTATGTTAATTTACCTCCAAGAGATAAAACGGAAATATTTAAGAAGTTTCATGACGAATTTGGACAATATGGTATAGATCTTAAAACTAGATATATATGTTCACAATGTGGAGAGTCTAATGAACTGGAGGTGGATATCGTTGTACAGTTTTTTCGAATGGTGGCAAGATCCTAACTCAATAAGTAAATTCAGAGATACTCTAGATGAAAATGTTAGATCATTTATGGAACTGATGCATCAATCTTGGAGTTCTATAATGTTTATGCCATATAAATTTTTTATAGATACTTTAAAATGGAAAATAGATTTAGAAGATGAGAAGAGAAAACAAATGACTGAAAAGACTGGTGGGTCTACTTCAAAGGGATTAGTTAAGGGATAGACATCTTTTATAATATAAATGGATTGTAACTAAGATTACAATCCATTTTCTCTATATGTTTAGGACAAACTTTAAATGTAGATATATCAATATTAAGAGGTAATATTAATGGCAACAGGTGGAATAGAAAAATTTTTTAATAAAGTACCGGCAAAAAAGAAAATACCAAGTGGAACCAGACCAAAAATAACTCAATCTGGAGATTTACAACGTACAGAAGGTATAGATGAAATAATAAAGAGTCTTTCTAATGTTTTGATGATATCCAAAAAAACATATTTTTTTGATCCTGGACTTGGATGTAATCTTTATAAATATGTTTTTGAACCTGTGGATATTTCTACAAAAATGGAAATAGAACAAGAACTTTCACAATCTATATTTGAATATGAGAATAGAGCAGAAATTAATTATGAGGTTTTATTTTTTAAAAATAAAAAAGGATTTAGAGTTAATATATATGTTAAATATAGAGGAGAAAAAAGAAAGCTTAGTATAGATATAGATGAAACTCTTCTTAGAACAATTGGAAATTAATTATGATAAGCAAAGATTATTTAAACGAATTATTTGGATTAGGATATATAAAAATTGATTGGATTCCAAAGAATAAAGTTCACGTTACAAATGAACAACTTAGACAAAAATATTATAATAGTATACCTGTCAAATATAATAATAGATTAGATAGGGAATATATAATGTCTAGATTGGATTTTATAGATAAAAACCACGATAATTTAAGAAAAATTATTTTAAAACTTATTTATGAATATCTTAAAAGACCCATGGAAGATTGGCCTTCACCAATTGGAGGGTTTAAAGATATACCAAAATCGAAAGCCGTCATATCATTCTATCTATGGGAAATAAAAATAGATAATCTTGGAAATATGGAAGTTCTTTTTGATCACCCTGGAACATATACTAATGAGACTAGTTATACTCTAATTTTTGATAAAAATAATAAACTAATAGGTCATAAATTTGGATACTGAAATGATAAGTAAAGAATATATAGACTCCAGAGCAAACGATGCTGCTACATCAAAACAAAATGATATTCCATTCCCTACAGAAACCCAGAAACAATCTGGAAATTATAAAAAAGGCCATTTAAAAATATATGGTCTAAATATAAGTATAGAAAATCCAAAAGGAAGTATTAGGAGTGGTACTGATCATACAGGAAAGAAATGGTCTATAACTATGAAAAACCATTATGGATATATCAATGGAAATAATATAGGTAGAGATGGAGACCCAGTAGATGTTTTCATAGGCCCCAACCCAAATAGTGATAAGATATTTGTTGTAAATCAAAAAAATAAAGATGGAAACTTTGATGAGCATAAGATATTACTTGGATGGGAAACGTTTAATGATTCTGTTAATGGATATCTTGATAACTATGAAAAAGGATGGGATATGATAATGTCTGTGCATCAGACATCTATGGATAAGTTTAAAGATTGGTTGAAAAATGGAAATTTAAAAGTTCCATATAAGGATTAAATTTTAATGCAACCTTGGATACGTAGATTTAATTATTTTTCAGATTATTATAACACTGTTTATAATCAATATGCCAATGTATATCCTGGATTTCCTATCACGTACTACAGTGTGGATTGGTCATCAAGTGTGTATGATATTAAATTAATGGCTGGAAGTTATGAAAAGAATGGTGTTGGATCATTAACAGGAATCGTATTTAAAAAGATTTTATTCTTACCAGTATTTGGTATAGAACAAATAACTCCTACAAATACTGGAAGTGAGAGAGGATTGACAATGCACGATTCGGAAACAAGTACAATATCATTCTCATCAGAGTATAATCTTAAGCCCTATGAGTGGGATGTTATACATTTTAGTCAAGGATTTATGTCTCCAGATAATAATGATAATGGACCAGTGTTTGTAGTAAAAAATACAAACCCAGCTACTTATGGAAATATGACAATGTGGAACTGCCAAATAAAAGTTGCACCATATACACTTGGAGATATTAAAAAACAAATAAGTAGCGAATATATGTTTTTAGAATTTACTAAAAAAATACATAGGTTAGATACTGCTATGATACTATTAAAACTACAACAGAGATCGGAAAGTTTATCTGAAAATCTAAGTGATATTTTTCATAGTACTGGATTTTATTTACAGGGATGACTGGGGGAATAAATAATGTTTGAAGATAGATCTATAGAAATATTTTCTAGTAGAGATAAGATATTAGATGAGATGATAGACCAGATGAAAGATTATCTAGAACTAGAATCACTAGATTTAAGTAAGACAGACTACTTATCATATATAGTTAATATATTATCTGGATTGACTGCAAATCTTTTATTTTATAATACTTCTACATATAGAGAATTATTTCTTACAAAGGCAGTACAAAAAGATAGTGTTTTAAATTGGGCAGCAATGTTGGGATATAGTCCAACATGGGCAACCGCTGCTACGTGTTCCGTTCTTGTAGCAATACCATTGAAATTTGTAGGGGATGTAACATTTACAATACCAGAGGGACATAAATATAAGGCTGGATCTATTATATTTACACAAGATAATCCAATTCAAATAAGTATTCCAAGGGATGAACATGGTGCTATAATAAGTATAACTGTTACTGAGACATTAGATGTTGGTGGATCAAGATCATTAAAATATGATACAGATACAGATAGTGATGGAAACGTAACTCTATATTTTATAGTAAATGTTACTCAGAAACAATTAGAAGAATTTACAGAACCTATACCTACTCTTCTTCCATATGAATTTTATGAATTAAACATAAATTTTAGTGGACAGATTGCCACAATAGAAGAGGTTATCTCTGAGGAATGGGAAAGACAAAATTCAACTATACCATATTATGAGTCGTTATTTTTAATACCATTTGAATCTAAGGGATATGTTTTTGAAGTAATAGAGGGTGGAGCTAGAATATCATTTGGAAATGGGGTAGTTGGTCAACAACCACCTACTGGGAGCATTTCTATAAAATTATATACGACAGAGGGTGCAAGAGGTAATGTTATAGCAGGATCTATAAATAGAACAGACAAATTATATGTGAAAGATTATAATTCAAATGGTAATAGCGAAGATTCTTTGGGGTCGTTCACTATGAGAACCATTAATATGGAAGTTGTTAATGTTGAACCAGCAACAGGCGGGGCAGATTTTCCAACTGTAGATGAAATACGAACAGCAGCAATTGCAAATGTAACTTCTATGAATAGACTTGTATCAGAAACAGATTTTGATAATGTAAAAAATATAGTAACAGAATTGCCTGTAAATCATGCATCAACAGTATTAAAAAGAAGCGATCTAAAAAGTAATGAAATATCATTGTTTACAGATATAATATTTGAAGAAACAATAGTACCAACTAGAAATGCCAAATGGCCACTTATCGACACTACATCTTCGGGATATACATATATTCAAACTAAAGATACAATAACTATAGATGGAGCAGAATATTATAGTATGTTCAATATAGAAATTGATCCTAGACATGAAGAGTGTACATATTATTATCTTGCTACTGAATTAGAAAAATCTGTAACTCTTAACAAAACTAAAACTGGACTTACAACGATTTTACCTTCATATGCTAAATTTACAGTAATTACTACAGACAGTACAAGCGGAGAATTATTGCCAATAGCAGAACAAGAATTAGGGATAGAATTACATTTTGACATATTAGAAACTGGCGCAGAAGTTGGATTGCAATGTATTTTAGAAACAAGCTGGGATGGTACCATTTATAATATGGTACAGGAAGTAAATGATGATGGAGATACTGTATTCAAAATTCCAGATAATAGTCCATTGTTATTATCATCTGTTCCAGATATGACTCAGACTTATTTGTTTAAGATGTATTATCTAGTTGGTGGAGAGGTTGATTTACCATATCTTACAGAATCCCAAGTTAGTGTTATTATAAAACAAAAATTAGATGAATTTATGTATAGTCAAATACATGTTGATTCTACCGGTTCTTATCATCCCGGAGATACAATAACCGTGTATGATGTCCCAGTAATAAAAAAGACTTATTATGATGCCATAGATCAGAATTCATTTGCTTTACAAATATATAATGATATATTAACTCTAGATATTACAGAATATAGAATGACTTCAGATTTTATAAATTTAAAATTTAGTAATACAACTGGATCTTTAGATAATATGAAATATAATTTAACAACTAGAAATTCAGTATTAAGTTTAAACCCCAGTGGTAGTTTATCATCATTAGCCACTATAAATGGAGTTAGATATTTGGTAACAGATAAAGAGTATATAAATCCATGGGGAGAAGATTCTACATATGATAAAGATGCTCCATTCATAGTTGAATATTCATCTGCAACAAATAGTTGGATTTTTGAGCGTATTGTGACAAATGATATTATAACCGTTACAAGCCTTAATGAAAAAATAATATATGATGGTAATGATGCAGTTATTCCAATCTTAACAATTCCATTTTCAATAAGTTTAATAGTATGGAGAGATACATCTGTTTCGGCTACAACAGATGCCATTGTTCAAAGTGTAAAAAATAGTTTAATAAATAATTTATATTCTAAATTTGGATTTGATTCCAATATATATTTATCTGAAATAATTAAAATAGTTCAAGGAGTGGAAGGAGTTAGAAACTGTACAATTACTGAACCTACGCATGATATCTTCTTTGATTATGATCTTAGAGAAGATCTGACTCAACAAGAGTTATTAGAATATTCGCCTCAATTAGTCTGGTTTGATAGTACAACCATATCGGTAGAGGTCCGATAAGAAAGAATAATTAAATGAATCTTTTAGAATTTACACAGGTTGAGGTAAACCCAGAAGAAGATTCAAAGGTCTATCGTTATATATCTAGAATCTTAGGGGAAGAACTTTCAGAAATTTCTAAACCTTGTTATAAGCCAAAAGTAATAAAATACTTCTCCGATCTTCAACATATTCTCGATATTAATAACGACAAAATAGAGACATTTATATCTGGAATAATAGTTCCATATCCACATATTTTTAAAATATATAAAGATAAATTTACAGTATTATTATTAATAGCTACTATATATTATATTAGAAAAGAAAAACCCGAAATAGCAAAAGCATTCTTTACATTTTTAGCTCTTAAATTTTACTCTAGTCGTGTACATAAACATTTTCAAAAATTTTGTAGTGGTGATCTATGGATATTAACATTAGATAGATTATCTCCTAAACATTTATTTAGAACACAAAAAGGAATACCAAGTTCATTATTATATATCTCAGAATTTGATTTTAATAAAAATAAAGAAAAAATAAAATCTCAAAAACTTAGAGATAAGGAACTTGGAGATATTGTATATGGACTTAGAACTAAAATAGCCCAATCTGTAAGATCGTTTGCTCAATTATATTATAAAATATATGAAGATAGTTCTTCTAGAACTGTTTCTGAGGAAGACGAACTTGGTGGTGCAAAATTAATAGCAGATAAAATTAGTATGACTATTTGTACATTTGGTCAAATAGATAAAGGGGCCTTATCAAAAGCTATAATTAATAGCAGATTAAGAAAAGATTTATCTATATCAATCATATCACAACTTTCAGCATCTGAATATAAAGATAAAATAAGATTTATTATTATATTGATTAGTAGATTGGGAGATTTAAAATCTGTTTGTAAAGATACAGATAGACTTAAACTAATAAGAAGGATAAATTCAAATTTTAAAATAGGTGGTAAATATATTCTCAAAAATGAAATAAAAGAATTATTATATTCTCTAGAATCTGGATATCAATTAAAAAATTTATACGATATTCAGTTAATAAATTTTTTTAGCCATTATATAACATTATTTATTGGAAGTAGAATATGTTAAATTAAATCTTGCCACATTGTTGTAGATCTAGTTGGAACCCTTGGGGTTGGATCATTTGATTCAACATCCTCTTCGGTTTCTTTTTTTCCAATTACAGTAACTTCATCTTGAGCCACTTCTGCAACTGTTCCTGGGCCTGCTGGTAAATCCGTATAAGAGGTAAGATGATTAATATAATCATAAAATGTAGGTCTAAATGGATCATTAGAAACACCTTCCGATATAGATCTATTTTCAGCAATTATTGAACCATATAAATCATTAAATGACATTTTTACATCAATCATTCCAGGTCTCTGTATAAAAGATATATCGTTAGCATCTCCACCCTTTATTACCTCTATTGAAGATACATATGCAGCTTTCAACATAAATAATCCTGGACAAGAAACTGAACATAAAACAGGATATGTAAATGTTGATGGGGAATCTGAGACAGGTATAATAAATGCTAATAACTTTGCTAATGGTTCTACTATATATTTTTTATGTGATGCCAAATCTCTAGGATTTGGGTTATATAATCTTATAGAAACAGAATATGATGGAGCATATGCAGAACCTTTCCACATCTGAGGGAAATCTATTTTACTCCCAGATAATATTTTTGACAAACCAGAACTGCCACTAATTCCTTCTAGAGCTTTTTCCCCCAATTCTACTAAACCTCCACCTGCCTTGGTCAAAGAATTTAAGATCATAGGCATCTTTTCACCCATACTCTTTATTGCTTCTCCCATACTTGCTTTACCAGTCATATATCTTAATTCCTCTGCAGCTCCAGCTGTTAAATTTCCCAATTGTTCAAATCTTGATTCTCCAAATTCAGAACTAAACGATTCTGTTAGACTGGCATCGTTAGTAAATGCTACATAAATACAATGTTCATCAATATTATAAATACCGCTATCTTCTCCAAATGCAGAATCTAATATTAATTTATATATTTCCCTGCCTCTCTCGTATTTTAATTGAAATGTTTGTAATCCAGCTCTTTTTCCATCTGGTAATCCTGGGTATGCTGGATAGATGGCCATTATAGGCATAGAAGATAATATTAGTTCAGAATCTCCATTGACAAGTTCCCCATCAAAAATATAGCTAGGTGGTAATCCTATTATCTTATCTAATGGTAGATTTTTACTAAATGATCTTAACATCGGGATAGAAGACTTAACCTGACTAATTTTTTCTTGTAA